GGTGCGCACGACCAAGCCCGGCCAACGCACCCGCACGCTGCTCACGTTCAACCCACCGACCACGGCCGAGGGCCGCTGGGTGATCGACTTCTTCGCGCCGTGGCTCGACAAGAAGCACGCCCTGTACCCGACGACGCCCGGGGCGCTGCGCTACGTGTACGTCGACCCGGACAGCGGCAAGGACGTGTGGATCACGGACGACGACGCGCGCCCGTTCGTGCTCAACGGCTCGCAGCGCGTGTACGACTTCGACCCTACGCAGTACCTGCCCGAGCAGATCATCCGGCCCGAGTCGCGCACATTCATCCCGTCACGCATCACGGACAACCCGTTCCTGGTCTCGACGGGCTACATGCAGCAACTGCAGGCCCTGCCCGAGCCCCTGCGCAGCCAGATGCTGCTCGGCGACTTCCAGGCCGGCGTGGGCGACGACCCCTGGCAGGTGATCCCGACGCGCTGGGTCGAGCTCGCCCAGGCTCGCTGGCGCGAGCGCCTGCGCAAGGGCGAGATGATGGCGCTCGGTGTGGACGTCGCGCGTGGCGGCAAGGACAACACGGTCATCGCCCCGCGGCACAAGACCGAGGACACCGAGCACTGGTACGACCGGCTGCAGATGCACCCGGGCAAGGAGACGCCAGACGGGCACGTTGTCGCAGGCCTGGTGATCGCGCAGCACCGCGACCACGCACCGATCCACGTCGACGTGATCGGTGTGGGGGCGAGCCCCTACGACGTGCTGAACAAGGCCAGCCAGCCGGTCTACGGCATCAACGTGGCCGAGAAGGCCACCACGCGCGACAAGTCCGGGCGGCTCGCGTTCTTCAACCTGCGCAGCCAGTTGTGGTGGAAGTTCCGCGAGCTGCTGGACCCGGAGTCGAACGTGGCCGTGTGCCTGCCGCCTGACCCAGAGCTCGCGAAGGAACTGTGCGCCCCGCGCTGGGAGCTGTCCGGGATGACGATCAAGGTCGAGAGTCGCGAGGACATCATCGACCGCGTGGGTCGATCGCCCGACCGCGCGAGCGCCGTGATCCTGGCCGCGATCCCCACGCCCAAGGTTCCCTCGCTGCGCTACATCGAGCGCCAGACCACGACCGCAGCCAGCGTCACGAACTACGACCCGATGGCCGGGTTCTGATCGTGTGTCCGTGGGCGGCATGAGCGTGCGCACAATCGCGCACACTGACCCCAGGAGCACCGACCCGTGTGCATGAGCCAGCCCAACATCCCGCCTCCCCCGCCGCCCCCGCAAGGAACGAAAGAGCCTGACTCGATGGCCGTGCGCCGTCGTCAGCGCCAGGCTGGCGGCATGGCCGGTCCGACCATGTTGACAGGCCCGAGCGGCATCGCGTCAAGCAGCTACTCGACAGGCGGCACCTCGCTGCTGGGAGGCTGACGCATGTACAGCCTCGGGCCCGAGGCGGCTGAGACCTACGGCGGCGCCGGCAGCGACATCAATCGCAAGCTGGCCCGCCTGGCTGCGCTCAAGGCCGAGCGTTCGTCCTGGGACAACCACTGGCTGCAGATCGCCCAGTTTCAGTTCCCGCGTGCCAGCCGGTTCCTGACCGCGGACACGAACGAGGGCAAGAAGAAGAACCAGCACGTCTACGACAACACGGCGATCTTCGCCGTGCGCACGTTGGCGGCCGGCATGATGAGCGGGGTCACGAGCCCCGCCCGGCCCTGGTTCCGGCTTGGTCTCAAAGACCCGGACCTGATGGAGTTCGCACCAGTCAAGCAGTGGCTGTTCCAGGCCACCGAAACCATGCGCGCCGTGTTTGCTGCCAGCAACACGTACAACACCCTGCACTCGTGCTACGAGGAGCTCGGCGCGTTTGGGACCTGGGCCGACGTGGTGCTTCCCGACTTCGACAACGTCATCCATCACTACCCGATGACCATCGGGGAGTTCTACCTCGCGCACGACGCACGCGGTCGCATCGACACGCTGGCGCGCGAAATGAAGATGACCGTCGGCCAGATGGTTGGCCAGTTCGGCAAGGATCGCTGCTCGCGCGCCGTGCGCAACCTCTACGACCGTGGCGCCTATGACGTCTGGGTCGATGTTGTGCACCTGGTGCAGCCCCGGCGCAACCGTGACTACCAGCGCGTCGACGCGCGCAACATGGCCTGGGAATCGTGCTACTTCGAGCCCGGCAAGGAGAGCGACAAGGACTACCTGAGCGAGTCCGGGTTCAAGCGCTTCCCGGTGCTCGCCCCGCGCTGGGTGGTCACGGGCAACGACATCTACGGTCGCAGCCCGGGCATGGAGGCGCTCGGCGACGTCAAGCAGTTGCAGTTCGAGCAGACCCGCAAGGCCCAGGCGATCGAGTACCAGGTCAACCCACCGCTGCAGGTGCCCACCGCCTACAAGGACGCGGCGCAGAGCCGCCTGCCGGGCGGCGTCATGTATGTCGACTCGATGAGCCCGGGCGGCGGCGTGCGCTCGGCGTTCGAGGTGAACCTACGGCTGGACTTCCTGATGGACTCGATCCGCGACACGCGCGATCGCATCCGTCAGGCCTACTACGCCGACCTTTTCCTGATGCTGCAGTCGCAGCCCGCGAACGGTCGCATGACTGCCACCGAAGTGGCCGAGCGGCACGAGGAGAAGCTGCTCATGCTCGGGCCCGTGCTGGAGCGCATCCACAACGAGCTGCTCTCGCCCCTGGTGGACATGACCTTCGACCGCTGCATGGCGTCGGGCATCCTGCCGCCGCCGCCGCCTGAGATCCAGGGCGTCGACCTCGACATCGAGTTCATCAGCGTGCTCGCCCAGGCGCAGCGTGCGGTGGCGGTCAACGGCATGGAGCGCCTGGTGTCGACGGCCGCGAGCCTGGCGCCGATCAAACCTGACATCCTGGACAAGATCAACTTCGACCAGGTCATAGACGACATGGGCAACGCCTTCGGCGTGAACCCGGCGCTGATCGTGAGCGACGACGATGTGGCGGCGCTGCGCGCGCAGCGTGCACAAGCCGCTCAGGCCCAGGCCGCGGCGGCCACGGCACCGCAGGTGGTCGACAGTGCGAAGACCGCCAGCGAGATCAACACCGACCAGTTGCGCGACGTGATGGGCATGCTGCAGGGCTACAGCTCGCCGAGCCCGGCAATGGTGCAATGACCAAGCTGCGCCACGGTCAGACGTTCCTGTACGACGACAACGACGACATCGTCGGTGTTCGCGACATAGACGGCAGCGAGTTCTACTTCGCGCGCAAGCCTGACTTAGGGTTGTTCTTCGACACGACCAACCAGACGGACGGCTCTGGTGCGCTGCCCGTGACGTTCAGCACCACTGCCGTCTCGCGCGGCGTGCGGCTCGTGGACAGCAGCGATATCTACGTCGACAAGGCCGGCCTGTACAACTGGCAACTGAGCGTGCACCTGCACAACACCGACAGCCAGGCGCACTACTTCGAGCTCTGGGGGCGCAAGAACGGCGTCGACATCCCCAGCAGTCGCTTCATCTACAGCGTACCGTCGAGCCACGGCGGCAGCCCCGGGACGATCATCCCGAGCCAGAACTTCTGGCTGCAGCTCCTGGCCGGCGACTACGTGCAGATCATGTGGGCGACCGACAACGTCGGCGTGACGATCGCCTACCACGCTGCCGAGACCGAGCCGCCGGCCAAGCCTGGCGCGCCCTCGCTGCTCCTGACCGTCGACCGCATCGACGACTGACATGCCAAGCGTCACCCCCAAACAGGCACGATACATGGCCATGCTGGCGCACAACCCTACGCTGGCCAAGAAGGAAGGCGTGCCACTCAAGGTGGCGCGCGAGTTCAACAAGGCCGACCAGCGCGCCGGCACGCTCAAAAAGGGCAAGAAGTGATGGCCACGCTCCTGGCACCCGAAGTCGACGAAGCCCCCAACGCCACGCTGATGATCGGCGCTGACGCGCTCGCGCAGATGGGCCTGGTGACAGCGCCGCCTGTGGGCACAAAGTACAAGCTCAAGGGCGAAGCTGAAGTCACAACATCGACCGACGGTCAGGTCACGTTGTCGTTCGACAAGCTCTACCTGATGCACGAACTTGAAGCCGAGGACGCGGCCACACGCATGTACCCCGGCATGCCGGCTCGCTGACCGTGTCCGTGGGCGCGCAACTCGCGCCTACCATCCCGGCCGTTGACCATGCGAGATCCCATCGAACCTGTTGACGAGCACGAGGAAGCCGCGGCGAAAGCCCAGGTTGCCTTGAAGCGCAAGCAGCAAGTCGAAGATTTCAAGTGGTTGATGGCCCACGCTCAAGGGCGGCGCATCGTGAGCCGTCTGCTTGAGGAGTCTGGGGTGCATCGCACGTCGTTCAACCACAGCGGCAGTGTGATGGCCTTCAACGAAGGCAAGCGTCACCTCGGTCTGTTCCTCATGGCAGAGATCCTCGAAATCGCGCCCGAGAGCTATGTGAAGCTCCTCAAGGAGTACGCGAATTGACGACAGAGCAGGGAACCGGGACACCGACCACGACCCCCGGGGAACAGCCGCCAACGACTGGGGCCGAGTCCAGTCCACCGAGCACGACGCCCGCAGAGGGCACGCCGGCGACCACTACACCGCCGGAAGCCACTGACGTCGACGTCGAGTTCGAGTTGCCCGAAGGGGTCGCCCTCGATGAGCAGGGTGCGAGCGAGTTCAAAGCGCTGGCCAAGGAGCTGAAGCTCCCGGCCGAGTCCGCGAAGAAGCTGGCCGAGCTGGCCGCCAATCGCGCCAGGGCGCAGCACGAAGCTCACACCACGCTGGTCACGGGATGGGCCGAGCAGGTGAAGGCCGACAAGGAGATCGGTGGCGACAAGCTACCCGAGACCCTGGCCGTCGCCAAGAAGGCCATCGACCAATTCGGGTCGCCTGAGCTCAAGGACCTGCTGAACTCGACCGGACTGGGCAACCACCCAGAAGTCGTGAAGCTGGCCTGGCGCATCGGCAAAGCGATCAGCGAGGACACGTTCGTGCGCGGCGCGGCCAAGGGGCCCGCCACCGAGAGTGACCTCGCGAAGAGTCTGTTCCCCTCCATGACCCGATAGGAAACCCATCATGGCTACCCTTTCCGCAAACAATCCCACCCTGATCGACGTCGCGTCGCGACTCGACCCCAGCCTGAACGTCGACAAGATCGTCGAGTTGCTGGCCGCCACCAACCCGGTCCTGAACGACATGACGTTCATGGAAGGCAACCTGCCGACCGGCCACAAGACGACCGTGCGCACCGGGCTGCCCGGCGTGACCTGGCGCAAGCTGTACGGCGGCGTTCAGCCGTCGAAGAGCACGACCGCGCAAGTCACCGACTCGTGCGGCATGCTGGAAGCCTACGCCGAGGTCGACAAGGCGCTGGCCGACCTGAACGGCAATGCTGCCGCGTTCCGTCTGTCCGAGGACAAGGCGTTCGTCGAGTCGATGTCCCAGGAGATGGCCAGCACGCTGTTCTACGGCAACGAGTCCACCGAGCCCGAGGCCTTCACCGGCTTCGCTCCGCGGTTCAACTCGCTGTCTGCGCAGAACGCCGACAACATCATCGACGCCACTGGCACGGGTTCGGACAACACCTCGATCTGGCTGGTCGTCTGGGGTCCCAACACCTGCCACGGCATCTACCCGAAGGGCAGCACCGGCGGCGTGCAGATGCGTGACCTCGGCGAGGTGACGGTCGAAAACGTCGACGGCGCCTCGGGCCGCGCGCAGATGTACCGCTCGCAC